GGTGTGGTTGGGCACGCCGGGTCAGATGTGGCTGTGGGTGTCGCTGATCGGCATTGGCGGCTCAAGACTGTATTTCTTCTGTTTCCGCTGCGCGCGGATCTTGTCACCCAGAGGTGATGGCACTTTTGCCTCCTAATTTGTTGTATGTGGCACCGAAATAATACCACCGTACCGAACGATTGCGTACCTGCTTGACAAACCCATAACCTGTCTGAAATAATCCCAATCGTTCGGTACGCCGAACGTATTCGGTCTTTACACCCCAACAACAAGACGGGGCTACGGGGCTGATCTCAACCCGATCCTCACCTTTATAAAGGGGTATGTCGATGAATGATGCAGAAAACCTGTCCAAGCTGCTCGGCCATCTGCCGCCGGCAGTATTTCGTGAATTCATGGTCGAGGAGTTCGAACTGACCATGCCTGCACTGGACAAGAAGCAGACCAAGCGTGATCAACGTGCAGAAATGGAAACTGTTCTCTCCGGGCTCGACATCAATCATCGGCAGCGCATCGAAGAAGTTGCTGAGCGTATTGTCCTGCTGTCAGACGGAGCCGGACAAGACGTCATTGAAGGTTTTCGTGATGACATTTTCGATCCGAAAGACCAGGAAGCATTCGCAGGGATTCGCAACCAGTACGAGCGCGCATTGTGGTTGCACATCAATGCGCCGACCCTGTTTGATGAAGCGATGAACGCCCGACAGGCCGACGTTTTTCGGCAGAGTGCCTCGTGCTACTCGGGATTCATTGCCCCCAAGGATCTTTCCGTTCTTGAGGATGAGCCTTCCCGGCAGGCGTTCCACCATGCTGTTGCGGAGGAATTGGGCTGCGAGATCGACTCGGTCGCGGTTCAGGTATTCAAGCGGCTGCGTCCTGACACGCAAACCGGAGAGGAGGTCGACCTCTATCAGATCAGCGTCCACCACAACCGCCCCCCCGAAATTATCGATTGTGTCCAGGCGAGCGAACTTGTATCCCAAGAGGTTGTTCGGGCTGTTTCATCGCACATCACCTATGAGCCTGCCAATGGCCATCTCGAAGTTTTGTCGAAGGACACCGATGGCCGGGAAGCCTTGGCACGAATCGTCGCCGATTCTTTGTTGCAGTCGCCGATCACTGGCGAAAAGATTCCGCTCAAGCAATACGACTACCAAAGCTTGGCTGGGCCGAGGAATTTCGATATTGCCGGCGAGGCTGTTGCTTCCGTCAAGGTGATTGAGCTCGGCTACTTGGGCGACAACCATCGGTCACTCATGGTGAAAATCTGGACCAAGGACGCCGACGACATTCATGCTGCTGCGCGTTCTCTGATTTCACCGCAGTTTGATTTTCGTGACCATCAGATCAATTACGCAAAAATTTCGATTCGCACAAAGAAAGTTGGGGCAGATCGCGCCAGGACAATTTCAGTAATTTTGCGAGATGACAACAAGTGCAACATCAAAACCAAGCGCGAGAAGGATCGCGCGCTTTGTGATCGTCTGCTCGTAAAATGGAATCTGGTAAAAGTCATCGGCCATGTCCCAGAAGAAACTCTCGACACGCTCGCTGCTTGACCTGGTCGACCTGTTCGAGCAATCGAGCCAATCGACTGTCAACGCCGACGGGCAACGGATATACGGGGTGCCTGGATGGGTTCTTTCGGGTATCTCGTCGTTGTCCGACAAGCAGCTTGAGGCCTGGACAGATTGTGTTGGCTACTCGACATTCTTCCCCGCGCCATGCGGGGAAGACCGAGTGGCGGTTGAAATCAAAGAAGATGACGATCCAGATCGCTACAGTTATCGGTGCCCGGAAACTTTCCGGAAAAAATACATCAGCGCGGCAACGGTTGCTGTTCGATCGGTTCGCGCCACTGATTTCCTGAACTACCTTGCTGACCTTCTCGAAATTCCTCAAGCACTGCGGCGCGGTATAGATTCGGCGACAGTGGGAAACGTGCTCTGGAATATCGGCAAGATGCGTGTGGCTGGTCTGCAGGTTGATGTTTGGGTGGCTCGCAATCTATCGTCCTCGATGGAGGGTGTGTTCCAGCACCTGCAAAACAGTGCCTTGCCCGACCAAGGGGTGGTCCTCTCCACCAGTGGGGCGCTGCCTGCGATTATTCATCCGCCGAGGCAGTATCGAGTTATTCCCATCAGGGATGTGTTGATTCGGCATGCGTCATTCCCGCACATTGATGCCGACCTTATCCATCGAATATTGGTGGCCGCCCCAGGCGCAAAAATTGAAGCGTCGCTGCCAGTTCGATTTGATCCCTATTCCAAGACGCTGGTGATTGCCACGAAATCCAGCAAGCCATGGTTAATCAAGGGGCCGAAACAAATCGATGCAGTCCGCTACCTCTTCGAACAATTCAAGAATGGCCGGCGATGGGTGCCTGCCGGCGAAATTCTGGCGGACGTGTATGGCACCAAGGAATCGGGACGAAGTCGTCGAATGCAAAATCTGTTCAGTGGCAATACATTCTGGCAAGACTACATCGTGAACAATGACGACGGTGAGTACGGATTCAATCTTGAGTAACCATCGTCATCCCGCCGCACTCCGCACAACCGCCTTCGGGCGGTTTTTTGCTTTCTAAGCCCCCAATTTCCCCGTTTTTGTTGTGCCCGTACACAAGCCCGTACATGGCGGTGACGGACGCCCGTACACCATGAATTCGACACTGACCTCACGTTTTCGCAATCACCTGAAAGGAGATAAACGTGAGTATCAAACACCTCAACCAACGCCATCTGGCCGACCGTTGGGACGTCAGCGAAGCCACACTGGAACGTTGGCGGACCGAGGGTATCGGACCGGTATTTTTGAAACTGCAAGGGCGCGTGCTGTATCGCGTCGAGGACGTCGAAGCCTTCGAGGTCGATAGCCTGCGCAAAAGCACTTCCGAGCGCGTCATGGCCGGAGGTGCAGCATGAACCTCGTCACGCCCGACAAAATCCTCGCGACGCCAGTTAGCGAACTCGCTGATCAGTCCAGCGTTTCCCTGTTCCGGCTCAAAACTGATGCCGCTGATTTTTTGGCCGCCGCCAAGGCCATCGTCGAGCACATCGACCGAGCCTTGGATCTGAAGTACGTCGACCGCGCCCACCAGCTACGACTGGCTGCAAGCAAGGATACCGGCGTCGTTCATTTCGATGACGGCAATGTTCGTGTCACCGCTGATCTGCCCAAGAAAGTCGAGTGGGATCAGAAGCAACTTCACGAACTGATCCTTCGCATCGCCTCCGGTGGCGACAACCCGGCTGAGTTCATCGAGACGTCGTACCGCGTCAGCGAAACCAAGTACCAGGCCTGGCAGGAATCCCTGCGTTCCCAATTCACCCCCGCACGCACCGTCAAGGTTGGCAAAGCCACCTATCGGCTCGCGCTGCTCTCGGAGTAATCATCATGCTGAAAACTTTCATTGAAGCACTGCGCAAGAAGTCCATTTCGCTGTCCGATCTGCCCGAAGCTATTCGTGTTCCCGGCCACGGTGGACGTCCAACCATCGATGGTCTGCGACTCGAAGATGCCAGCGTCGATGACCTCGCATTTGCAATTCGCGGAATCTCTGATCAGACGAGTCTGCTGCTTTCTCAGGAATCCGCACTTCGTCGTCTTCATGACCTGGCCCGCAACCGTGGCGCGATCGGCACCGACAAGGTCGGCGAGATTTTCGGTGGGGAGGTCTGAGATGGCCTTTCCCATCATCACCGCTGACCAGCGCCTCGCCGAAAACCGCCGCTCCTCGGGCGTCATCCTGGGGCCCGCTGGTGTCGGCAAGACCACCTTGCTCAAGACCACCGAGGCGGTAAGCGCCTTGTTCGTCGATATGGAGGATGGCGACCTCGCAGTGCGTGACTGGCCCTGCGACACCGTGCGCCCCCGGACGTGGCCGGAGTGTCGTGATCTGGCCTGCTTCATCGGTGGCCCGAATCCGGCGCTGCGCGACGATCAGTCCTACAGCCAGGCGCACTACGACCGGGTCTGCGATCAGTACGGCGATCCGGCACTGCTCGGCAAGTACTCGCTGATTTTCGTCGATTCCATCACCGTCGCCGGCCGTCTGTGCCTGCAGTGGTCCAAAGGCCAGCCGCAAGCCTATAGCGAGAAAACCGGCAAGCCCGACAACCGTGGCGCGTATGGCCTGCATGGCAGCGAACTGATTGCCTGGCTCACTCAGTGGCAACACGTCCGCAGCAAGGACGTGTGGCTGGTCGGCATCCTCGACGAGAAACTGGACGACTTCAATCGGAAGGTGTTCTCACCGCAGATCGACGGCTCCAAGGCCTCATTGGAACTGCCCGGCATCCTCGATCAGGTCATCTCGATGGTCGTCCTCAAAGCCGATGACGGCACACCGTATCGCGCCTTCGTCTGCCAGCACCTCAATCCCTGGGGCTACCCCGCCAAAGACCGTTCCGGCCGTCTCGACGTCGTCGAGGAGCCGCATCTCGGCCGCCTCATTTCCAAGATCACCGCGCCCCGCGCGCAGTAACGAACAGGAGAAATTCCATGAACAGTAATTCCAACAATGCCGCCTGGAACGATTTCAACGATGCCGAGGAGCAGCGCGAGTTCGCCCTGATTCCGCCCAAGACGCTGGCCAAGGTCATCATGGCCATTCGCCCGGGCGGTTACGACGACGCGAGTCAAGGCTGGACTGGCGGTTATGCCACCCGCTCGGACAAGACCGGCGCGGTGTATCTCAACGCCAAGTTCACGATCCTCGAAGGCCCGTTTGCCAAGCGTGTGGTGTTCGGCCTGATTGGTCTGTACAGCCCCAAAGGGCCGGACTGGACGAACATGGGTCGCAGCTTTCTGCGCGCCATCCTCAACTCGGCACGTGGCATCCATCCCGCCGATCAGACGCCCCAGGCACAGACCGCTCGTCGCATCCGGGGCTTCGCCGATCTGGACGGTGTCGAGTTTGTCGTCCGCATCGATGTGGAAAAGGATCAGAACGGTGAAGACAAGAATGTCGTCAAAGCCGCGATCCAGCCTGACAGCAAGGAGTACTCAGCCTTGATGGGTGCCGTCAGTCGCGCACCTGTGCCCACTGGCGGATTCAGCAGCAGTGTGCCGGCGGCACACGCTGCGCCGGCAGCTGCCCCTGCCGTATCGACGCGGCCCACCTGGGCGCAGTAAGGAGATACGGCCATGATTCTCCGACCGCGCCAACGCGAGTTCGTCACGCGCTGTGTCGGGGCGCTCAAGACCCACGGCAATACGCTGGGGGTCGCCCCGACCGGTGCAGGCAAGACCATCTGTCTCTCTGGCACGGCGGGCGAGTTTCTCGCCCACCCCGATGCCAAAGCCTGTGTGCTGGCCCATCGTGACGAACTTACCGCGCAGAACCAGAGCAAGTTCTCGCGGGTAAATCCTGGCATCAGCACCTCGGTGTTCGATGCCCGTCAAAAATCCTGGGCGGGTCAGGCCACGTTTGCGATGGTGCAGACCCTGGCCCGCAATCTTGACCAGTTGCCGACGCTGGATCTGCTGGTCATCGATGAGGCGCACCACAGCGCCGCACCGACCTACCGGCAAGTGATCGACACGACGCTCGCCAGAAATCCACATGCCCTGATCTATGGCGTCACCGCCACCCCCAATCGTGGCGATGGCAAAGGGCTGCGGGAAGTGTTCTCCAACGTGGCCGACCAGATCCGGTTGGGCGAGCTGATTCGTTCCGGCCATCTGGTGTCGCCACGCACCTTCGTCATCGATGTCGGTACCCGCGATGCGTTGGGCGGTGTGAGGAAACTGGCTGAGGACTACGACATGAATGCCGTGGCCACGATCATGAACACCTCACCGGTCAATGCCGCTGTCGTCCGTCATTGGAAGGAGCGTGCAATGGGACGCAAGACCATTGCTTTCGGCGCGACGGTGGCGCATGCCCAGGCTGTTTGCAATGCGTTCCTTGCCGAGGGTGTATCGGCGGCCGTGGTGCATGGCGACATGTCCGAGTCCGACCGCAAGGCCACGCTCGCTGACTTTGAGACCGGCCACCTGACCGTGATCGTCAATGTCGCCGTACTCACCGAGGGCTACGACTACACCCCGACCTCCTGCATCGTCCTGCTGCGCCCGAGTTCCTACAAATCGACGCTGATTCAGATGATCGGTCGCGGTCTGCGTGTCGTCGATCCTGCCGAACACCCTGGCGTAATCAAGACCGACTGCGTCGTGCTCGACTTCGGCACCGCCTCGCTGGTGCATGGCAGCCTCGAGCAGGAAGTTGATCTCGATGGTTTTGAGGGAAATGGCGAGGCGCCGACCAAGGAGTGCCCCAGTTGCGCCGCACAGATTCCGATGGCGTCGCGCGAGTGCCCGTTGTGCGGCCATTCCTTCAAGCAGGAGGAGTCGGACGAGAAAGGTGTTCTCGACGATTTCGTGATGACCGAAATCGATCTGCTGAAGCGCTCGAATTTCTCGTGGTGCGATCTCTTCGGCGACGACTGCGCCTTGCTGGCCGCCGGTTTCAAGGCCTGGGCCGGCGTGTTCTTCCTCGAAGGTCGCTGGTACGCCGTCGGCGGCTTCGAGAAATCGCCGGTGCGACTGCTGGGCGTGGGCGAACGCACGGTGTGTTTGGCACAAGCCAACGACTGGCTCAACGAGCAGGAATCGGACGATGCGGCACACAAATCCCGGCGCTGGCTGAACGAGTTGCCGACCCCGGGCCAGTTGCGCTACCTGCCGCTCGAGGCTCGCGCCGACTTCGGTCTGACCCGCTATCAAGCCTCGGCACTGCTGACGTTCAAGTTCAATAAGCACGCCATCCAGCGGGTGGTGCATGCCGCGAACCAAAGCTATCTGGAGGCCGCGTGAAATGTGCCGTCTGCTCACGCGAAGCGCGCGGCTTCGGCTACTTCAACTCCGCGCTCCGTCGATCCGACCCGAGGCGTCTCAGTGGCCAAATCCCGGATCGGTGGGTGTTCTGCTCGATGCGCTGCATGAACGCGTTTTCCAAGGTCATGGAACGGCTGACCAGTGTGCAGGAGGACGCCGTGATTGACCCCTCCGATCTGGAACTCGCCGCCATGCGCGCCGCGCTCGCCCCGCTCGGTGATTACGTCTCGACCATCGGCATGGACCGTCCACTGGCCGACTACTGCAAGGAGGAAGTCCTGCGTCTGGTCGAGGTCGTGGTCGACGCCTATCAGGCCCACATGCTCAACGAGCACGAACGCATGGCTGCGAAAGAGCGCGCCTTCTTCGAGCAGCGCCTGGCCGCTCAACCCAAGCCGCTACCCGCAAGCGGCTCCAACACAAGGATTCCCTTCTGATGATCGACCTTAACCATCAACTCAAATTTCACGAGCAGGTGACAGTTCTCGTGGATGTCGCCCTCCAGGCGGAAAACGCCACCCGCGAGAAGCGCCGTTATCTAGGCGGATCCCGCCTCGGTGTTGCCTGCGAGCGTGCCCTCCAGTTCGAATATGCCGATGCGCCAGTGGATGTCGGTGCCGAGTTCCCCGGCCGCACGCTGCGCATCTTCGAAGTCGGTCATGCCCTGGAAGACCTCGCCATTCGCTGGCTGCGTCTGGCTGGCTTCGATCTCTACACCCGTCGCAAGGATGGTGAGCAGTTCGGCTTCTCCGTCGCCGACCAACGTATCCAGGGGCACCTCGACGGCGTGATCGCCAATGCGCCGCCCGATCTTGGCCTGACGTTCCCGATGCTCTGGGAGTGCAAGACCATGAACGACAAGAATTGGCGTGACACCGTGAAGAAGGGTGTGGCGGTCGCGAAGCCGGTCTACGCCGGCCAGATCGCGACCTATCAGGCGTACATGGAACCATCTATCCCAGGTATTTCCGACAACCCGGCATTGTTCACCGCAATCAACAAGGACACCCAGGAGATTTGGTCTGAACTCGTCCCGTTCGATGGCGGCTTGGCACAGCGCATGTCTGACCGTGCTGTTCGGGTGATTCGGGCCACCGAGGTCGGTGAGCAGTTGCCGCGTATTGCTACTGAGCCGGGTTACTACGAGTGCAAATACTGCGCGTGGGCGAACCGTTGCTGGAGTGCATCGGCATGATGGATTTCAACGATACCTCTGGCAGCACACCACAGAATCCGGACTCCGAACGAGATGCATTGCGTACAGATTTGATCTGCCGGCTGGAGAGTGTTCTGTTCGCGCTCTATCCTGCTGGCAAGGTGCGCAAAGGCAAGTTTCTCATCGGCGACGTGCTGGGCAGTCCGGGCGATAGCCTCGAGATTGTGCTTGATGGCGACAAGGCGGGCCTCTGGACGGATCGCGCCACGGGTGACGGCGGCGACATCTTTGACCTGATTGCCCGGCATCACCAAATCGACACCAAGTCTGACTTCCCGCAGGTGATGAAGTTGGCCCGCGACCTGACTGGGCGAACGACCGTTACCCCGCCCAAGAAGCACAAGAAGGAAGCGCTGATCGACGAGTTGGGTCCGGCCACGGCCAAGTGGGATTACTTCACTGCAGAAGGCCAACTGATCGGTTGCGTTTATCGCTACGACCCACCTGGGCGGCGCAAGGAGTTCCGTCCTTGGGATGCCAAGCGCAAGAAGATGGCACCGCCGGATCCGCGTCCGCTCTACAACCAGATGGGCATGGCCACGACCGATACCGTGGTGTTGGTCGAAGGCGAGAAATGCGCACAGACCTTGATCGACGCAGGCGTCGTGGCGACCACTGCTATGCACGGCGCACACGCGCCGATCGAGAAAACCGACTGGTCGCCCCTGACCGGCAAGCATGTGCTGATCTGGCCCGACCGCGACAAAGCCGGATGGGATTACGCAATGGCCGCCGCCGATGCGGTGCTCATGGTGGGCGCGCTGTCCTGCGCTGTGTTGATGCCACCGGAGGATAAATCCGAAGGATGGGATGTGGCCGATGGACTGGCGGAGGATTTCGATGTCCAGAGTTTTCTGGCGACGGGGCCACGCATCAGTGTTCTGCCTCCGGCACAGGAAGAATCTGAGGCCCACGACGAGAATGCGGTCTGGGCCACCGATGACGCCCTGGCGCTGTCCTTTACTCGCCGCTATGCCGAAGACTGGCGCTACTGCGCGCAGTGGGGCAAGTGGCTGGTGTGGACGGGCAATCGCTGGCAGGCCGACGACACCTTGCTGGTGACCCACCTCATGCGGCACATCTGCCGTGAGGCCGCCATCAAAGCGGATTCCCATCGGCTCGCCGCCAAGCTTGCCTCGAGTAGCACGGTTGGTGGTGTCGACCGTCTGGCACGCAGCGATC